CCGTATTGTTTAGAGAAAGGTGAAGGAAAAAACTTATTCCCAATCTCAATTCCTCCAGGTAAATTATCCAATCCAAATTGTGTCTTTTTTAATATATCTCCAGAGTACTTAGCATCCCCTGCTCCTGCTACAATCTCTGTAGATGGTGGATTACCTATATACTCTGGGTCATATGATTTCATTCCATCGAATACGAACTCATGCCCGATAACCCCTCCTGCAACAGAATAAGATTTACCGAACCCACGACTTCCCATCATCATAAAGTTTTTAGCTTCATTATCCCACATAGGGCGTCCTAAATTTGTTTTATGTGTCCTACGCATATACTCTGCAGCAGGCACATACTTTCTCCCATTAGGATCTGTTCCTTTTTCTATATACTCCCTATTAGCAGTGAATTCTTTATCGTCCTCAAATCCAGAGAATCCTCTGGCTTCACACCAATTGTAAAAGAATTCCCACTCAAGATCTCTAAGAAAAGGTTTACCTGGAGTTTTAGTTTTAGAGTGTGCAGTTTTATTTAAAAGGATTGTCCAATAGTTTACATAAAAATAAAGGTTACCTGGCATCCATACTCCGCCTACCCAGCAACCCTCAATACACCTCTTTTTTTCTTCTCTCCAAAATAGTAAGTATTCCTCACTAGCTGGATGAAACTGAGGTATCTCTTTAAGTAAAAAAGCATCCTTATTAATAATCATATCAATCCTTTTTCTGAAGCTGATTCTTCGGCCCCGCCTTTTGTGGCTCCTTCATTAGTTTCTTTATCTACTAACTTAAGAAGACGTTCATAGTCTTCAAATAGCTTAACATTTGTTTTAAGTAGACCTTCGATAGTATCTGCATTCTCTTCATACGTAAGAACATCAAGATAGAGAGTTTTCTCATCCATCTTTTTATTCCACACCATAAGCTGACGTTTTGCAGGAGTAACTAGTGAGCGCTCATAAAATATAATTGCTTCTTTATATTCACTCCAATCAAAGTCTTTATTTTTAAGGAAATCCCCACTAATCATTTCTCTTCTCGTGTTATACGAGATATTTGAGAATTTAGAATCAGGGTCCACTAAAAGAGCAATAGCCCACATTATCTGTGAGCTTTTGCCTTTTGCTTTGCTTCTATCTTCTTTGTAGATAGAAGCAAACGGGAGGGGGATTTTTAGTTGTGGATGTAATTTCCAAAAATTTACATCAGTATCAAAGTTCTCTAATATCATGCAGGCTGATTAACTCTTAACTTTTCAGATTTTTGAGAGGGACGTATAACACCTAACACATCAAACATGTTCATCTGAAAGTATTCAATCTCATCCACCATAACCATAAAGCCTTGGCCTTTTGGTATTACAGTGTCTCCGACTTTCACTGTTTTAACATCTTGACTAACTGCTACAACTTTAGCATGTCCATCTCTTTTATCTGCCTCTTCTTTTAACATCATCTCAGATTTAATAATTCCTGATGCTGTTTCTTTTTCTACGTTAGGCATCTCCACTACAATGTGGTTTCCTAAAGGCTCGTAATTAATTGTGTTCTTCATTCTATTCCTAATTTAAGATTTGTATTTTTAGTTTTTGTAATCTCTGAGCTATAATGCTCACTGCTTTCATCGCCTTGAGACAACTCAAAAGTTGTTATATAGCTTGACATAGAATCTCCTAAAATACTAAGTTTTGTTACTATTCTAGGAAGTTGCTCGCTATCAGTTTTTAAATAAACAGTTGTTCCAAGTTTAAACTGAACATCCATGCTACCATTTTTTAAGTGGGCAATGTGATTGCATTGACCGTGTTTTAGCTATCAGCGGACACCCGCATTTTTTACATCTACTTTTAACATTGAACTCGCAGTTTGCACAGATATTTGCTCTAGCCTCTGCTATCTTTTCTACATGTTCATTTGGGAATACCACATTCTTCCATCCATTAAGGATTTCAGACATCTTCGCTTTTGCTCCCTTTTTCTCTTCTTCCATTTTTATAGTATTTAAATCTATTCTTCTTCACTGTAAACATACCTAAATGTTTCAATCGAGTAGACTCAAAATCTCCTTCTTCTATAACTTTCTTTAGAAGTCCGAATTGAGATTTAATTATAAGTTCTGTTTTAAACTCACTTAAATTATACTTCTTAGCTAACTTCTTTACTAGTTTGTCCACTCTATTTTGTATGTTATCTCTATCCCTGTATCTGTAATTCCATTTAAGATATTGGAGTTCAACTTCTTATTAATAATCATCTTCTTTTTTCTAAGCATTGTGATATGATTATTAAATGATGCTTCAGACATATCTATAGATTTTCTTACCATCTTCCTTACAGGAGTGGAGAATAAAAGTTTATCTATATTCTCGTTACTTTTATTCTTATACCATATAGATAAAAAACTAGAAAGCACCTCAATCTCTTTATCCTTAAGTTTTAATATAGGATTAAGAATTTGTATGTACGCTTTAAAAGACTGCGCTATGTTAGCTTTTAAGGGTATTATCATCTTCAAATAAGTTTATTTCTGGGAACATAGTCTTTGCTTTAGCGGTGTCGTGCATCATTATAGATGCCTTAACATACTTAGCAACATCTAAAGCTTCTTGTTTCTCTTCAGCAGTTGAATCAATGCCAAGGTTTGATTGAGCTTTAGAGTTCATATGAAGTAGTTGGTCAATTCTATATCTACTCTTATACTTCACTAAACATCCTTCGCACATATTACCCTCCATAGAGAGATCGTAATATTCTCTTATAGTCTTTTCAAAATTGTCCATGAGACAAATATAACAAAATTAATTATAATTTAGCATATTAACTATTTCTTTTTTATAATCTGCGCACTCTATAAGCTTATAAGAATCATTCTTCTCATTAAACCATACTATAAAACACTTATTAATCTTAAGCTTTGTCTCAAGCTCTATAATGTACTTGTAAAGGGAAAGTTGGAGGGAGTATGTAGAAAATTCACACTCGTCTAGGTGGGAAATAGGGGCAAGCATCTTATTCTTATACTTGCTAGTGTAATTCATTTTTTTGTTTGTCTTCCAATCAAATATAACCAGAGATTCAAGAGTTTTTGAATAGTATAACTGGTCAACCATACCACATATCCCAAGCTGGCTAGAACCAACGCACAGCTCAGAGCTAACAGGTATAAGGTTTTCTTTGGAATCTTCATAAAATTTTAAAAAGTGGGATTCAATCTTATCATACGCCTTCATATCTATATCGAAGTCATATATTGTATTAGGGAGAACTTTATTATTAATGTAATTTTCAGCGAATGCATGAAACTTACTACCTTTATTGCATGCGCGCAGACTAATCGAATCCCACTTATCTAAAATATCTTGTACTTCTGTATTTTCTTTCTGTGCGGTTCTTGCTGCCCAAAAGTCTCTCTCGAATGGTTTCTTGAATTTTCCTATAAACGTGGTAACTGAAGTTGCAGGTTTTCCATTTATAGTGTATGTATGTCCTTCTTCTGTGAACACTACATTATTAAATTTGTTTAGCTCTTCAAAAATATTAGCTTCCACAGTTTTCGCAATCAGGGTTATCAATAGAACATGCTTCTGGTTGTTCTTGGTCTTCTAGGTCTACTATCCATGAATCAAAGGTATCTTGTTTAGATTCATCTGCTCTTTTTATAGAGTCTTTAATATATTGATCATCAGATATTGTATTGTTTGGCATAATTAAAACATTTTAAAGTTAAAAGAAAAGTGGCCAAAAGAAAACCAAATTGAAACGCCACTAATTTTTCAATTGGGAGAGTCATTGCTGGTTCAACTCTCAAACATCATTAAACGAAGATACTTATCTGATCCAACAGCCTTTTCACTGACTGAAGTGCTAGTTCGGTAACCCAGAATGCAAACGTAATAAAAATTTCTATCCTCCGCAATCTTTTTTAAAAAAAATTAAAAAAAATACCCCTCTCAGAACGAAAGGGGTATTTCAACCAAAAAAACCAAAAACTATGAATCGAGAAACACACAGTGCTGGCAATATATAATTTTTATT